CATGTGCTGGATCTTTTGGTTGACTCATAAGTCGTTACTTCATCAAATCATCAAGTTGTTTGTTTAGATCATGAGCATAATTTTTTTCTACAAGAGAAATAGATCTCTTTTGCTCATTGAGGTCAAGTAAAAAATCATACGCGCTATATTTTGTAAAATATATTTGCTCTAGTTCTGGTATTACATGTTGCATTAGTTTATAAGTATTGTAGACAAACGTTGCAGTAATATTCGAATCATCACCAGTCACATTAAAATTACTGGTTGGACCATTCCAATCACCATCGATGTGTTTAAGAACAACATAATTGTTAGTACATGATGCCACTGTTGCTGTAGCTCCATTTGTTGCTGTCACTGTTTCATCGACAGTCAATGGTGTATCTATAGGCGTAGCAAGCGAAAAAGATATAATACGATTAGTAGAAATATAAATGTCTTCTTTCTTTCTTTGATAACCAGCAAGTGAATTAGCAGTGAATACGGGTTCCCAGTATTTTTTTCTTGCTCCAATTAAGGCACTATAACTCGCCTTACCATTGAGTGGTAAAATTGACATATCACTTTCGTAGTTGGTTCTATATGTAACAGTAATTTTACGAGCTCTTTCAACTGAGCCATATTTTTTTCTTATCATGTTTTCGAAATCTTCTAATTCAAGCGTCACGCCATGGTACGGATCAACGATATCGTTTGCATGATATATCAACCAATCGTAATCTACGTCGCCATAATAATCAAATGCAATAGTTTCTAGCTTTTCGCCGGCCGTTACATCAAATGCGTAAAAGGCAGTATAGAAATTCTTTACATTATTATTAAAATCAACTCTCCTTAAAATGTTTAAGGACGGCACACCACGATACGGAGTAATAGGAAACTTACGAAAATATTGATGTCTATCCATTATGCATCTTCCTTCGTATACGCTTCAATTTCTTGGAAAGTAATTTGTAGATTAATAGCTACAGGATGACCATCAACAAAATATGCTGATGTACCTTCGGCCGTATAATTAATAAGCAATTCTTTTACTGAACTCTTTTTAAATTTTCCGTATAGATCTAGATCTGCAGCGCCGCCACCTTCTAGGACATTTGGCAAAACCATATTTGGATATTTTAAATAAGTAGTAGCACCATCTAATTTTTCTGGCAAAACATTTTTTCGCAAAGTTTTTAAAATGTTTTTGATTGCAGATGCATCACCTGAAGATTTAGGTACTAACTTCCATGTCCATGTGAATGATCGTAAATCCATGCCTTTAAAGAAAACTGTAGGCAATGGATTATTCACTATACCAGCGTTTTGACTAGCAATTCCGCCTAATGTTTCGCTTACTGAATTCAGCCCAGCAAAAATAGATCTTTGAGCAATGGCTTTTATTGCATCTTGTGCTTCGCCAACTGTTATTCCAGAAACTGCTTCTCCTACGCTTCCTACATTTTTATACGTATTAATTGCATTTCTTACTGCATCACCATTAGCTAAATCTCCCAAAGCACCTGTATCTCTTTCTTCAAATCTCATATTAAAACCAGTCGATAGATTTTCAGGAATCGGTAAAAATATTTTATCGCCAGGAGAAAACGAACCGCCAGAATCAGGCGAACCGCGGTCGTATATTTGAAAATGTAGATAAACATATGACGCTGCATCTTTCGTTAAAGATGTAGGAAATTGTAAACCTTCATATCTTAAATCTTGTTCTCCAACTAATCTATTCTTAGTATTTTGAATTTGTTTTCGAGGATTTTTAGGTCTAACATTAAATCTCTTATTTAAAACTCTATCGCCTCTTTTTTCGGACAAAGGAATTTTATCATAAACAGTCGATGTAATAGCAGGAGCAATTACTCTTTCGGCTGTTTTTATATTTGCTCCTGCTTTTTCTAATTTTTTAGCTAAATTTGCGCCCAATTCCATTGCCGACTTTTGTCGAGCATCTATATTACTTATCTGTTGACTAACGCTAGAATTAATATTTCCAGCACCAGAAGACAATCCACCACCTAGATTTTTTAATGAATTTATCTGTGTTCTTTCAGACGACGAAAATTTTTGTTTTAATTGTGCTTCGATCGGTCTTATTTGATTGTCATTAGCCATTTCTATTCCTATAAATATGTGTATGGCGAAAACTTATAAAGGTGTCTTCAAACCTAAAAATCCGAGTAAGTATCGTGGTGATCCTACTAACATTATTTATCGAAGTAGGTGGGAGTTACTATTCATGAGGTATCTCGACAACAATAGTGGCATCAAAGAATGGGCAAGTGAAGAACTAATCATTCCATATCGTTCACCGATTGATGGGAGAGTACATCGATACTTTCCAGATTTTTGGATCAAGAAGATTAACAGCGAAGGAAAACTAGATACGGTTGTAGTGGAGATTAAACCATTTAAAGAAACCGTAGAACCAACTCCGCAAAAAAATCTTACTAAGAGGTATTTATACGAAGTAAAGACGTGGGGTGTAAATTCTTCTAAATGGAAAGCAGCACGTAGTTATTGCGCTGATAGAGGGTGGGAATTTACGATTATCACAGAAAAAGAATTAGGTTTAAAATTCTAACTGCGGACCTTCTTTTTCTTTATTCTTCTTTTCAAGAATCAAATCAACATACACCTCTCTTTCGAAAGGTATCATATCATTTAGTTCTGTGATTGAGAAGTTGTGCGACTGAGTTACGTCAAAGTTGAGCTTATAATGATTGTAGAGCGTCATATAACTCAGCCCAATTGAAAAAAATCCTCAAGATCCCTAAATACAACTTTCTTTTCTGTGCCTTCGCTATTCGTATAAGTTACGACATGCTCGATCTTCGGTGCCGAACCAAAAAAGTCTTGAATTCTAGAAAATGCTTCGACAGGCATATTTTCAATAAATTCTTTTTTATCTTTCTTCGACTCTTGTTTCCATGAATACACATCTTCAGAATCAAAAATTGTATCGATACACTCACCAATCATTGTTTCATTGAGTTCTACTAACGATTCGATATTAGTAATTTTATCAGACAGAGCAGGCGTCGGATATTTAAGAGTAAGACCGATGTCATCAGTCAACATGATTTTATTGTCTTGTTCTTCTGGAAATTGAACTACAACCTCGTTTAAATCTAATTGTAAATCGTACTCGATGCCATCAGTGCTATCGATGACTTTAAACTTTACAATGTTTCCGACAGATACAGCGCGTATTTGAATAAACAAATACTCCATATCCCATGTCGGGCATTCGTTAACGTTAAAGCCTTCATTTAAAACGCAGTTATTTACGATTGTTTTAATTGCGTTATAGATGTCTACCTTCTCGCCCGATTCTTTTGCTATGAGCAATACCTTTTCTTCTTTGACAAGAAATGGTCTATAGCGAATCGATTCCTTCGTAGAAGGCAATTCGCACTCAAATGTCGGGGTTGAAATTTTAGGGAGGGCCATAATATATCTCCAATATTAAATTACTTCAAAACTCGTGAATCGATAACTCACACTTAATCTTGCTATTTCGTCGTGTTGTCCCCATCCCAATTGAATAGGTTCAACTGACATAGGAAACGCTTCTTTAAAAATAACCATTTTTGCCATGTCTGTTGCATTTCTTTTAAACATTGTCAAAGACATTTGTACAGCGTAATCCTCTAGATAGTATGCAGCGTATTTTTGGCCACCATCTAAATCTACAATTTTATTTCCCCAATCTCTAAATACTTTATACAGTTCGCCGTCCTCATCAACGGTATGTATCATATTAACTTCTTGAGGATTATATCTATATGGTATATTTAAAGCAATACCAGTACCAGCATAGGGATAATTATCTACAGAAAGAAACGCAATACCTGGGGCAGATACAGATTCAGTTCTGACTCTGATTAATTCAGAACCGCCTGAAGGAGGTGCAACTGCTAGCTCATACATGCTAGCAGGCATACTTTCCTTTACTTGACCTTTCCATGCGTCTATAGTAAATGGCATATTATGATCTCGTTATTAATTGTTTTGAGTCGCGCCATACGACATTAGCCTTACCTTTTCTAAATCTTTGTGTTGGTAACATCAATGCAATATCCCATTCATCGTATGGTACCCAAAGAAATCGTGATCTGACTTGGCTATTAAGATAGCGTTTTACGGTAGGCTTAAAGTATTTATATCTCGCCACAGAATTGAGTAGACCATAACTCAATCGTAATTTTTTTGACTCACGTAAATTATCTTGTCTTTCGATACTATATAGACGATCCATTAACCGAGCTCTAAAAAGAGGAGGTAAATAATGGAGGTTCATACCTAAAAATCCATCATTATATTTTTCTAATACGAATATCAAAGGAAACGTATCATAATATGGTAGGGTATTTTTGCCTTTAGGATCGTATTGAAACATATACATACGACCAATATCAGTAGCTACCATTTTATTATAAAGCCTCTCGCGATTACGAAGCTCACGCTTCATATTCACTGACTTTATCGATTGCGCTTTATCACGGTACCAATCACGAGATTCTTCTGCATCAGAAAAATTTTGTGCTTGTCCTTCTTGAGCTATTTTTTGAAAAATGTATGTAGCCACAATTACCTTATAAATAGAATTAGTTTTTCTTATTTATGCGATATACACATGTCTAAAATAAAAGCAGCAAAAGGAATACGACAGTTAATCATTGGCCTACGAAGAGCGGCCAAAGGTAAAAACGCGCGTGTTGCCCGCACAGCTAATCAAACAGCAGATAAAGTAGGTAAAAGTGCAGGCCTTCTAGCACGCATGCGCGATGGTCTGATCGTCGGCAGTTTATTAAAAGGTGCCGGCAATGATTCTACAAATTCTCAAGATTCGAATAACTTAAATGTAGGTCAACAAAAAAGCAATGCTAGAGCTGGAT